AGCAACTTTACTGCTATGAGATTAAGTCAATTGGGCAGGATCACTACTCACTACCACAATATACTAGCTGCCTTAACTTTGCTTTCTTATCAGGTGAGCTAAGCTACTTTGCTAAGTCTAATATTCAAAACTCAGTTTTTCCTTCTTTTGCTATGATGTTTCCTAAGAGACCACAGTCTGAGGAGGAGAAGCACATGATCAAAGAAACTATAGATAGAATGAAAGGGGCAGCCAATGCAGGTAAAGCTGTAGCCTTCTTTGCTAATTCTGCTGAGCAACTTCCTAAGATAGAAGCAATGCCTACTAATGGTAATGATAGCCTATTTCAAGAAGCTTCACAGCTGAACACTGAGCAGATATGCTTTGCTCACACAATAGATCCTATCTTAATGGGAGTAAGAACTACCGGTAGCTTAGGTGGTGGTGCAGATATTAAGCAGGCTTATGTTATTTTTGAAAAGAATGTAGTAATGGAGCTAAGGAGCTGTGTTCAGCATATCTTCAATGAGCTACTAACAATATCAAAGATACCTGCAGAGTTCACTATCAATAACTTCCAAGTCATAGATGAGTCTATAGTAGAATTAGAAGGTGATGCTTCTAGGATTAATAATCTAATCAGTGCTATGCATCCTACAGTAGCTCAGAAGATACTAGATAACATGACACCAAACGAGATACGAGCTTTAGCTGATTTGCCTGCCATTGAAACAACCCCAACAATAACACCTACTGTCTAATGCTATACTTCATAACAGAAACTTATCTAAAAGTTAATACACCTATAACTGCAAATGTGGATGTTACAGATGTAACACCATACATAGCTACTCAGGCAGCTCTTAGAGTACAGCCTATCTTAGGCACTACTTTCTATAACTATTTATTAACTCAGTATAATAACACAGCACTTAACCCTGATGAGATAAATTTAGTAGAGTTTATTCAACCAGTGATAGCTTGGAGATCTGCAGAAGATGCTGTCTTTGGTTTGACTTACCAACTTAAGAACAAAGGACTTCAAACACAATCAGGTGACTACTCAGCTAGTGTATCTCGTAATGAGGTAGCCTTTGGGATGGAGCACTACGCACAGAAAGCTAGCTTTTTTGAGCAGAGACTAATCAGATGGTTGCTAGTTAATAGAAATCTATTTCCTCAGTTTATCTCTACCACTAATCAAGATACTGATCTTAGGCCTATGTTTAATAACTGCAGCTGCATCACCCAATGGCAAACAACTTGCCTAGGCAACTGTGGTACATTCAGAGAAAACGGATACAATAACTCTATCTTAATACTCTAATGAAACTACAATTATCTATCTTACTATCCTCAATTCAAAAATACATTATTCAACTTTTCGCAGTGGTAGGTTCTTTCTTTTTACCAATATCAGGTATCTTATTTTTAATTGGGTTTGCTATTTTTGTAGATACGCTAACAGGGATATGGAAGTCTAAGAAGTTAGGTATCCCCATCACATCTCGTAAACTATCAGCCATTGTGTCTAAATTATTTTTATATGAGGTGGCTGTTATTGGCTTCTACCTGATAGATAAGTTTATCCTTAATGATATCATTCTACAATTTTTCTCAGTACCATTAATGCTTACAAAAATTCTATCCCTAGTGCTTTGTAGTATAGAAGTTATATCAATCTCAGAAAATTACAAGGCTGTAAAAGGCATAGATATATGGTCAGCGTTTAAGAATTTACTACAGAGATCTAAAGAAATTAAAAACGATATAGATGGAGTTAGATATAACAAAGATAGTACAACACCGTCTATCTAAGGATCAATACATAGATGAGCTTACTGACAAAAAACAGATCTATTTGCACCATACTGCAGGAGGACCTGATGCTGTTAATGTAGCTAAATTTTTTAACAATCAAGTAGGCAAAGTAGCAACTGCTTTTATCATTGGTGCAAGAGGTACAATCGTGCAATGCTTTAGCTCTAAAAATTGGGCTTATCACCTGGGCCTTAAACAAGAGATATTCACTGAGTCAGGAGTACCATACAAGAGCCTAGATAAGATATCAGTAGGCATAGAGATATGCAACTATGGCCCATTGACTAAAAGGAATGGATACTACTACAATTATGTAGGTGGTAAAGTAGACTATACTGAGGTGACTATCTTAGATAAAAAGTATAAAGGGCATATCTATTGGCAGAAGTATACAGATGCACAAATAGAGTCTACTCGGCAGCTGCTAGTCTACCTTTGTGATCAGTACAAAATACCTCGGACTTACTTTGCTACCATCTTTGATATTGATAAAAGAGCTTTGCGTGGTGAAAGTGGTATATTTACCCACAATTCAGTGAGAAAGGATAAGAGTGACATCTATCCATGCCCACGAATGATAACAATGTTAGAGAGCTTATGAGACACTTACTATCCATTCTGATATTATCCCTACTATTTAGCTGTTCAGACGCTAAGAAAGCACAATACCACTATAAGAAGGCACTTAAGTATGGTCTAGAGTTAGTGCAGGATAGTGATACCATTAGAATAATCTCAGTAGATAGCATACCAGTGGTGGTAAATGATACGATTATATGGGAGAAAATCATAACTACTAAGGATACTATCATTAATTTTAAGAATGTATATGTGCCTAAGACCAGGTGGCAAACTAAGATAGAATATAGATACAAAACACAAATCTTAAAGCAGGATGTTTTGAAGTATAAGTATATCTACAAAACTGAAAAAAAACAAAAGGCCAAAACTAATTGGATGCTCCTAGTATGGGGCTTTATTATAGGAGTACTCCTGTCATTCGTTACTAGACTTTTACTAAAACTATACCTCCCCTTTTAATGATAAGAAAAAGATTGTTTTTTGACATTGAGACAAGTTTTAATGTTGGAATATTTTGGCGAAGTGGTTATAATTTAAACATTAATCCTGGAGACATTATACACGAGAGAGCCATCATATGCATATGCTATAAGTGGGAAGGTCAAGACGAGGTACATAGTTTAGAATGGGACTCAAAGCAATCTGACAAGGCAATGTTAAAGAAGTTTTTAAAGGTTATGGCTCAAGCTAACGAGATTGTGGCTCATAATGGCGATCGTTTTGATATGAAATGGATTAGAACTAGGTGCTTATTTCACAATTTAGGAATGCCTCCAATACATAATACAATTGATACTCTTAAAGAGGCTAAGAGATATTTTAACTTTAACTCTAATAAACTTGACTACATAGCTAAATTTTTAGGTGTAGGTGCTAAGATGGACACAGGTGGCCTTGATTTGTGGAAAGACATCGTATTTAAAAAATCACCTGAGGCAATGGCTAAGATGGTGGCTTATTGTAAGATGGATGTGACAGTACTAGAAAGTGTCTTTGATAAGCTTAATTCATACACACAATCAAAGGTTAATTATGCTGTATTAACAGGAGGAGACAAATTTGATTGCCCTCAATGTGGTACTACTAACATACGTTATAATAAGAAAGTCACTACCTCAGCAGGTACAATTCACCATTGGTTAATATGTAACCCTTGTAACAAATATTTTAAAGTGAATAATAAAACTTATGAAGATTGGGTAAAGTATAGGATAATAAAGAAAAATATTTCGTAAGTTTGCACCAGGTTAATGTGATCAATATATTAGCTCATAGCCCCCTATATCTTTGGTTAGTTTGGTAGGGGGTTATTTTTTTGCACAATAAACTGAGTAGGTTTAGTAAGCAATTCTGCCAAGATTTGTGACGGTTATAGCCAACATAATAGCTGTAATGGTGGCATAATGTAAGATATAACTAACATATTACCTACTTTTTGTAAACTATATTTAAGGTTATTCCCTGAAATAAATTCAAAAAACATAGGCTACTAACCTGATTTTCTCATGTCCAAATTATTGCATTTTCTATACATGATAAGCTTATATGTTCACATTCCTTATTTAGAATGATTATTGATAACGCAAAGTTGTATACAATTCATTGTAAGTACGTATATTTGTCTAAACCAATTAAAACTAACCAATGAACAAAGAACAAATGACAGCAATTATTCTCCTTTACTCAATAGAGTTAAGGGATGAGTACAATGAAATGGTAGGAGCATTCGGGCATACAGATCCTGCAGCTCAGAGACTACAAACCAAGTATGCAACACTTTTAGTATTAATCGAAAAACTAGGACTAGATGAGA